ACTTTCTTAATTACTTCCATAAACTTTCGTAGCTGCTTGATTGATAATGGCTTGAGCTTTACTTTAGCTCCGCTTTGTAGTTCAATCTCTTCTACATCATATACTGTACTTGCCAATTTATCCTCCTTAAGGATCGTCTAAATTATTATAGCATAACCATTATACGGGTACAACAGCAAAGCCCCCAATTTCTTGAGGGCTTTGATATTAATTATTAATATAATTAAACTGCTAGAACGCGGTCAATAATCTTACCGTATTCTGAACCAAGGTGATCTGAGTCACCTGATGGTAGAAGACGGAATGTTACTGGGAATGTTGTTGCTGTTGTACGAGCCAAAGAGAACTGTGACTGTTCTACAGACAAAACACGACGTGCATAATATACACGCTCAGTTGCTGATGCCTCTGAAGTTGGAGCTGATCCAACTGCAATTAGCTGACGCTCTGTTGGAGCCGCACCAAGTGCACCTGCTTCCAAACCTAGTGTGTCAGTTGCTGTTACACCTGTTCCTGATGATGTAAGTGTTGATCCCTTTTGACCAAATACTGCAAGAACGTTCTCTAGAGTACCTTCTGCCATTTCTGTTGAGATCTGAACCATCATTGCAGACTTAAACAGCTTAGCTGTATCTAGCAACTGGTCAACAGTTACTGAGTCGAATGTTGGCTGGTAGCTGATCTGAAGACCGTTATTTGTAAATCCTACGTTTCTGTAAGCTGCACCCTTTGCTGCTGCTGGTGGTGTTGTTTGTGTTGCTGCTTTTTCAACAGAAACAGCATTTAGTGTATCTGTGTAAGATACGCCTGATTCAAATGCTGGTACGAACTGATTTTTGTTAGCAGCAAATGCGTTTGCTTGTCCTGCTTCCATGCTGGCATCGTATCCTGAAACTGTAGAATCGTCTACAGACAAGAATAGCGGTGATGCACCAACAAGAATGTTTTTTGCATTTCCAATGTTTTGTGCCATTGTTATTTCTCCTTCATTTCATGAAATTAATATATATATATGTGGCTGGCTAGGCCCTTTCCTCTGTTCTAATTTTACTCTACTAAGGTATAAAAGGCAAATTAAGCAAATCTTCCTTGGCCATTAGTTATTCTTGAGTATTTTACCTCTAATATTACATCTGCTGCATAGAAGCCTTGTATCTCTTCTGATGGGGCTGTAGATGATATGTCTGCTATATGGATACTGTGGAACTTGAATTTATCTGATAGTCCCGCCCATCTATTGACATCTTTTGCAGACTCATCCATTCTTCTAAACTCATCAGTTAGGAAGTTTCTTATCTCAACAATATCAAGAAGGTCTGTTGAATATAGGGTTAATAAGATTTGTTCGCAGCATATCATCCAGTTGTTCTCATAAGACATTCCAACCTTGTCATATACTATATGCTTCTTTCCACTAAGGAACTGATTCATCTCTGGCTGCTGCTGTACTGGCACTATTGGGATCAAAGACTCCCCCAGGTTGTCTGAATAATAGTCTTCTTCGTCAAATATATTAAGGGCTGTAAGTCTACCCCACAGGAATTTTCTTATTTCAAACATTGCATCTAGTTTATAATTAGCCATTTACTAACCTCGCAAATGCTGCTGATGTAGCAGCTTCTGCTTCATTTGCCAGCTGATTTGGCGAGAAGCTATATTTAACCGTTTTAACTTGTGCTGGAACACCTAATGCTCTAGACAATGATGAATTAAATAGTCTTTGGAATCCCGATTTTTTTATTGACATATTAACTAGATTGCCAGTAAAGAAGTATCTATATTGTGCAAAGAATGCATTTTTAGTTGCCGCTCCGCCTGGCTTTCTAACAGTAACAGATTCCCCCTTTGGCATGAATACAGTATATCCATCTACTTCAAACACTAATCTTTCTGAAAATCTTGGAGATATAACTACAGTTTTTCCTCGCTCCATTATTTCAGCCTTTTTTACAAAGACATGTCTATTATTAGAATTTTCAGATGGCACAAAAGATTTGGAATCAATTAATTCATAATTAACTTTTAATGAAAGCCCATCCGCTGGAAGTTTTTTTAATTTAAACAGCCTTGCCTCATTGTCGCCAATTCTTCCCCATTCATAAACATGGTGAAAAGACTTTGGAGATGTTCTTGATTTTGCATCTATATAGTCGCCAAAATCAACTTGCAGCTGGTCAAAAATTACATTTCTAAATGCAGATTGAAATTGTGGATTTGATGCTAGTTTTGCCATCACATTTGTTTTATAAAATAATGCTGCAGATATTTGAGCAACAGTACTATCTTTTATTGCACCACTTACTGGCTTATTAGCCATAAGGTTAACTAATCCGCTTGCTGCTTTAATTGCTAAAACTTCAGATGCCAATTTGCTGATTCTCCGCTCTTTGTAGTGATGAGTTATATCCAACTACATTTCCAAATGGATCTGCTATTGGAGTTGTTCCCATCACGTCAAATACTGTGTCTGTATCACTTGGATAATTTAGCTCGTACCAGATTGGTTTTCCATTTACATCTCTAATATTTTTAACCTTATCTCTAGCAGTTAGTCTTTCAGATGTTCTAACTTCTATATATTGATCATTAGAATATTTATTAGAAAACTTCTGTTTATCATTTCCTTTAGTTCCGTTTTGTGCAATAATTCCACGAGCATAGCAGTCTATTGTTTTTATATAAGAAAACTCTCTAACCATTGCACCTGTATTTGCGTCTTGTCGTTCAGATTGACGGTAGATATCCATTTTCATGGTCATTAAACCATCAACTACATTAAACATTACACTAAAACCATACCGTTTACTACGTATGGAGCAAGTAGCTGGTCTGCGTACAAATTACCAGTTCCTGTGTGCGCTTTATCTAGGAATTCAAACTTCCAATCAGAGGTACTAATATTTTTTACGTACTTATCTTTCCATGCACGATCTTTTTCAAAGTACTGTTGCATTAATACTAGGCAGGCTTCAGACACGTTGTCTGGGACACGCTTCCATCCATACCAACCTTGAACAGTATACAAGCAGTCCTTTTTAAATGCTCCGTATGCAGAATCGTGAATTGTTGGAGGAACCATTCCGTTTGCTGTGTATACAATATTGTCTAAGAAGTTTGTCCTATCTACAGTGATTCCATATTCTGTATCTGAAACTTTTATGGTGTATCCAAAATTATTTATATTTAATCCACGATCAATTACTACAACGCCATTTTCACGTAAAGTATACCAATCAAAACATCTTGTTCTTAATGGCAGAGTGTCTGTTCCATTTCCGTATGCAATTTCTTTAATATATCTTTCGTCAAAAAATTGATTAGTATAAGCATCAATTAATTTTCTTGCATATCTTTCTGCTATCTTCAATTCATTATATGATTTAAAGTTTGGGTCAGATGCGTCTGTTCCAATATTTAGTCTATCAAGTGATTCAGAAATGCTAACATACGGCCTGACAACATCTACTATTTGTTTGTGTGTTGTTGGGATTCCGTTTACAGAATAGCTCCAGGTAATCTCTAGCGTAGGCTCATTAAAGTTAGATGCCGCTTGTGGAATTATAATTTCGTAAGTCCCAAAGTCTGAGTCTAACTTTGTTGCAGTGTAGGAAGCTGATGGCAAGCTGCCAAACGGTGATCCGTCTGGGTTGGATCTTTTAGCTAACGCAGTTACTGTGCCGTCTGCGTCTGTTATTTCACCTGCCCAGTAAATTTTAGTTATTACTCTTGATGCCTGATCTTTATATATCTCTGCCATCTGTTAGGCTTAGTTGTAGTACTCCTGTACTTCTCTAGGTGTAGCCAATCTAAACCCTTCCTCCTTATCAAAAATTTCTTGAGCCACTTCTGGCTTCATTGCTACAAATGGGTGCTCTAGTGTGAATGTAAAACCTAGTGCATCGTATCTGTAGTTTGGTCTATCCATTTTTACTAGAACCATATCTTCATCTAGCTTCTGATTTGGATCTAGTCTAGGAAGAATTTCATCTGCATCTTCTTTTGCGTTCTCTATGTTTTTAAGTGTGCCTTGGTAAACTGACCAAGTTACTCCTTCTTCTGTTAGGGCTGCAATAACATCTGCTTTATTTTTTAGGCCATCAACATCAACTGCGAAGTCCGCTGCTAATGTCTTTAGTTCTTTGACCTTAAGTGTGTCAAATGACATATATATACTCCTTTGGTATGTATATAAATTATAGCACTATAAAATTAAAATGAAAAGCCCCCAAAATTAATTGGGGGCCTTTCGGTAGTTATTTCTTATTTAATTAAGAAGCAACCTTAACGTCTTTTACGACTACCCATGCATCTGCCTGCTCAATTTGGGTACCAACACGAGTATACATTGTATATTCGATTGAGTCCTTCTTTGGCCAGAAGAAGCGGTAAACAGTTACATCACGCTTGATACCAATAACAACGTTATTTGGGAATGTCAAGTGGACGTCTCCGTGCTCTCCTGTTGGTGTTGCATATGAACCTGTCTGTGTTTCCTTAAGTAGTGGAACTTCAACAATTGGAATACCAAATGCGAATGGTGCCACATATCCTGCTGGACCACCTAGACCACCCTGGTCTCCACGGATAATGCTTGAAGCAATATCTTGTGGGTTAACGTTTTGGATGTTCTGTGATGTTGAGTACAAGTAGTCTTGAATTAGGTTTGAGCCTGCAAGGAAGCGTAGGTCTGGACGACGCTGCTTGTACTTACGTGGCATTGCCTTAAGTGCCTTGTTGAAGATGTCACGAGACACAGGTGCGCCCGCTCCAGCCACTACACGACCATTTGTCTTTGCAATCTTGACAATACCATCAAATGCCTTGTATAGGTTATCTGAAGATAGAGCTGTGTTACCGTTAAGAACTACGTCCTCTAGGTCGTTACCAGCCTGTGTTGCCATAAGTCTTGCAATGTGATCTTCTAGATCAGCACCTTCAATGTTGTCTTCTAGAGACTCAGTTGAAAGTTCCCAATCTAGGCGAAGCTTCTTTGTTGTGAGAGAAATCTTTGAGAACTGTACGGCTGAGTTTGTGCCAGTGTTCTCTGCTTCAGATGCAAGCTTCATAAGCTTTTCTCCGACGCCAATACGATCAATCTCTGTAGTGTCAGCTCTCATTCGAACTGTACGTGCTACTTTACCGATTACTGTTGCATCGAACATGTAATCGAGGAATCTTGCGGATTGCTCAGG